CATTTAAATCAACTCGTATATTTTTATAAAATTGACTATCTAATAAATGTTTAACAACATCATAACTTTTATTTAAGGTTTCTATATTATTAATAGGATGTAATAATTCATAATTAAATTTTCTTTTTCCACAATTAGTAATACAATTATTTAATAAATTAGCTACACAACTTAATTTTCCATTATAACGTTGATCACTAATAATATTTAATTGTTTTAATGAATGATTTGCTAATACTAATTTATTAGTATGATTTTCAAAAACAGGATAATCAATATCTTTTACTAAAGAAGGATTATGTTTATAAATAAAATCTAATAAAAAACATAAACTTTGATTAGCAAAACTATAATCACGAAATTCACTTTTTTCTAAGTATGAACCAATTCCATATATTTTATCAATTAAACCTTCTTGAAATTTTTGCTTTTCATAATTTAATGCAATTTTAACAAATTCATTATTTTGTGGTTCAGACCCCCCATCGAGATTTAAATAAATTTTATGAAATTTGTCTGAGTGTATATTTGCATAATTAATTAAAATATCAATATATTTTCCATCATAATCATTAGTATTATTAGTAATTATTATAGTTTCAGAAGGATTATAAATTGCAATATATTTTTCTAATTCATCATATACACTTGGACTATCAATATAAGGATGACTATATTCATAATTTATTAATTTTCCAGTTAAAATATCAATAATACTTAATCCAATAGTTAATAAAGGTTCTTTATTAAAACTATTAGATAAATGTGCCCAAATGCAAATAGTATTATTACTTAATCCATTATTAACATTATTATTTTCATTAAAATCAATAACATCATTATTATTAAAATAAGTTCCTGGTGAATAAATACACGCTAAACTACGTGTGGTATTTTTTCCTTGAATATCTTGTACATATACAGGAACAGTGTATCCATGTTCTAAAAGACGTTTAACATATTTATCTAATTGTGGTAATCCAAAACCAGCCATAAAAACATCTTCTTTTCCAATACACATATTTTTTGGAGCAATAACCATATCATTAATGGCAGCAAATTCTTTTAATAATGCACCTTTATAACTACCATCTGCACATAATATTCCATAAACTTCATAAAAACTTCCAACTTGAATTAATACTATTGTTTTTGGACCATGTGACTTAGTATAGTGTTCAACATAACCAAAATATTCATCTGCTAGTGTCATAATAAAATTATAATTTTAATTATTAAATCACAAAATTATAATTTTAAGTAATTTTATAAAAAAATATAAAATTAAAATCCAAGACGCATTCTCATATTAGCACGCCGTCTATTAGTTATTTGAAAATTATTTGTATTATTTTGTTGTGGAATTAAACGGGTTGTTTCTAATTTGGGTTCATTTATTTTTACTTCTGAAATTTTTAATTTTATTTCAGGAACTTCAAGTTCTACTACAGGAACTTCAGGTTCTACTACAGGAACTTCAGGTTCTACTACAGGAACTTCAGGTTCTACTACAGGAACTTCAGGTTCTACTACAGGAACTTCAGGTTCTAAAACTTCAGATTCTAATACAGGAACTTCTTGTTCTGATTTTTTTTTAGTAGTTTTTTTTGGCATATTTATATTATTAGTTATAAAAATAATATAAATTTATTACTAAAATAATATATTTATTTTCCTTTTTTTGGTGCCACAGACCCCCCACCACGAACTCTACTAACTGCATTGTTTACAAAATTAACATCAGCACCATCTTTAACAAAATTAGTTTGAATAGTAGCATCTTTAACCTTCAATGATCCTCCACCAATAGCATTTAAGCGTAATCTTTGAGTTCTTAAATCAGAGGAACCATTAGCTATAGGTTTTGCAATTACATTGCTAGTTTTTATGTTTTTATATTTACTATAATCAACATTTCCTAAACTTCCTGAACCATCACAATTTGTAGTTTGATATGTTTGATTAATAAAAGCTCTTCTTCCTAAAATAAATGTAGAATCTCTATCAGCAGTTCCTCCACTCATAGTTGGCATATTTTTTGAAATAATTGTAGTAGACATGTTTTAATAATTATTAATATAAATAAATATTAATAATTATAGAAACATATTAATTAAAAAATATTATTATTTATTTTCTTACTTGTCTAATAGCATGTTGTGATTGAGAGTTATTTGCTCCACCAAAACTATAGTCATAATAATTTTTATTAATTGCATTTAATTTTTTAAATCTAATATAATCTGATCCATCATACACAAATCTTGGATTACCTGAAAACATAGCACTACCATTTCTGTTTAATCCATCACCACGAACTTGAACACGAGATAAATTATTACCATTAACTTGACTAGATTCTCTACCATATCTAATATCAGTGTTTACAATAGAATTTGTAATTACATCACCTGCATTATATGCGCTTCTAAATGGTCCTAATATATTTTTATTATATAAAACAGGAGAACTACCTAAACCAGTATTTTTTAAATTTCCAAAAGCTTTTGCTAAATATCTACGATTAGCGGAACGTTCACCTCCACCAACAGCATGACCAGTAATTAATGGTTGTTGACCTCTAATTGCATTATTTTTGTCATCACCTCCTAATTTATTCATAGAGAAATCAATTTGAGACATATTTATATTATATAAATATATATAAAAAAATATATAATTGATTTTTTTATATTTTTTTTATTTTATTATTTTTATTCTGTAATAAGTCTTGGTGCAATATTCATTGTTAATAACTCTTGAAACATTAATTTACATGAATATGGAAGTTCTACATAACTAAAATCAGTTCTATTTTCACAAGTTTTACATAAATGAATATTTTCTACATCATTATAAGCAGCAATTAACCCGCATTTATTACACACATGAACACTAAATGTATCTGATGCATCATAAATTCGTCCTTTTGTAAATCGTGATGCACCATGTGAAATCATACAATCACGCTCCATTTCACCAAAACGTAAACCACCATCACGTGCACGACCTTCTGCTGGTTGCCGAGTAAGATTTACCATTGGACCTATACTTCTACTATGTTGTTTATCATTTACCATATGTTTAAGACGTTGATAAAATGCTGGTCCAATAAATATACTACAATTTAATTGTTCACCAGTTAAGCCATTGTACATAATTTCATCACCTTTTGAGTTATAACCTAATTTTTGTAATTCTTTAATGGCTAAATTAATATCAAAATTACCAAAGCTGGTTCCATCTCCATATAATCCTAATTGAATTAAAACTTTTCCAAGTAGTGTTTCTTTTAATTGTGCTATAGTCATGCGACTCGGAATAGCATGCGGATTAATAATAATATCTGGTTTTAGACCATCGGCGGTAAAAGGCATATCTTCTTCTGGAATAATATTGCCAATAGTACCTTTTTGTCCATGGCGACTAGAAAATTTATCACCAATAACAGGTTTTCTATAATTACGTAATTTTACTTTACAAAAATTGTATCCATCACCATTGGTATCTATATAATTTTTATCAACAAATGTAGTTTCATTACTTCTGTAAATAATGCTTTCATCGTAATATTTAATAGTTTTTGTATAATCATTTTTATTTTCTTTAATAGGAATAACTTTAGAAATAATAATATCTCGATCATTAATTAATGTATTTTCATTTACAACACCATATGAATTAATTTTATCATAATTGGCAAATTTCATATTTTTAGTTTTATTTACATCTGGTTTACATCTTATTTCTTCATTACCATTAATTTTTTTATCTTCATCTTTTTCTGTATGATAAATTGTTGCTAAAAATAATCCACGATCAATAGATCCTTTATTAAATAAAATACTATCTTCTTGATTATATCCAGTATGACTAGCAATTGCAACAATTACTTGTTCGCCAGATGGAATATTATTTAATTGAATAATATTCATAATTCTTGTATCTACTAATGGTCTCATTGGATATGATAATACATATGCTGTTTTATCCATTCTATTATTAAAATTTGTTAAATACATACCAATTGCTTGTTTACCCATAGCAGATTGATATGTATTTCTTGGAGATTGATTATTTTCAGGAAAAGGAATACAAGATGCTAAAATTCCAAAAATACTACTTGGATGAATTTCACAATGTGTATAATGATATATGTATTTATCATTTTTTTTATATAAATTTTTATCTGTCATAGCAATCATACTATTATTTTGCTCATATGAATCTACATATTCAATTATAGATTCTTCAATATTTCCACTATAACATAGATCATTCCAAGTAAGTTCATTATTTTTTAATTTATTGAAAATACTATTTTTATCATAATAGTTATAAACAAAGTTATTATTTTTAACTTTAAATAACGGACGACTTAATCTTCCAGCATCATTACAAACTCTAATTTCTAATAATTTTGTATCAAATACAATTGAAGTATAAATATTAATTATACCTTTATATTTTTTGTCTTTTAAATCATTATATAATTCTAATGGATTTTCAGTAATACCTACCCAACAACCATTTATAAAAACTTTTGTGTTAGTATATATTTTCTCATAATCATCTTTAACAGAAGTTAAACTACTAATTAAAGGCATAATATAATCATATAATCCATTACTATTGGAATATATAGTAACATGTGTTAAATAACTTAAATTTTTAACTATTCCAACAGATGCACCTTCTGGGGTTTCTGCTGGACATAAAAATCCCCATGTAGAATTATGTAATCTTCTTGGAGGAATTAATTTACCACTTTTATCAATTGGAGTATTTATTCTTCGTAAATGACTTAATGTAGAAATATATGTTAATCTATTAAGAACTTGTGCAACACCAACTTTATTACTATTTATTTGTTTAATACCAAAATCACCTGTAGCTAGCGCTCGTTTTATACCATTTTCAAGAGTAGTTGATTTAATAATTTTATAAATATTTGTATTATTAATAATATTTTCATAATCTTGTGTTGTTTTCCAAGAGCCATTATTTATTTCACGTACTACATATTTTTGTATATCTTTTACAACTTTGTTGAAGTAATTTCTAAATAAATTATTAAGTAGTGATCCTGTTAAATCTATGCGTTTATTTATATAAGAATCTCTATCAGATTCTTCTAACCAGCCAAATGATGTTTGTAATAATCTGTTTGCCATATAACCTATCATATGTATTTTTTCAATTTCTGTTTTACAATTAGGAAATATATCATTATTAAGAACTTCTAATGCAAAATTATGTTTACGTTTAATTCCTGTTTCTTTATCCATATTAAGAGGTGTATAAATTACATTTGACACTATATATTTAATAGCTGATTCATATGTGATATAATTATTAGCATCAATAATACTACCTTTTAAATTATATAATATTTTTTTATTATGTTTTTTATTATCACATAATAAAATTTTATTACAAATATCTTTATCATTTATAATATTAAATGCTCTAAAAATTATAAATAATGGAATAGGATTTTTTAAACGTGGTATATGTAAATATATAGAATTACCAAAACTATTTGTTTTATTAGTAAGTGTAAGAGTTAATTGTTTAGGAGATATACATTTCCAATCTGGAATACATTTAATTTCAGCAGACCATGACCATTTTGTACTAGTTTTAGATATATTATAACAATATATTTGGTTTTCTGCAGCACGTTCTTGACCTAAACATGTTTTTTCAGAACCATTTATAATAAAATATGCACCTGGATCCATTTTACATTCACCATTTTTATAGTGATTCATATCTTTATATTGATTTAAAACACAAATATCAGATCTTAGCATAATTGGTAATTTTCCAATATTAATATTTTTAAGGCATTTTTCATATGTTAAAATATTATTATAATTATCACCATTTCTAACAATATATTTAATATTTAGATCAATAGTCATAGAACCAGAATATGTAAAATTTCTTAAACGTGCTTCTTGTGGTAAAAGAATTTTAGTTGAACCATTATTTTCATAAATTTGTGGTCTATGAATAGAGAAATTTTTAAAATTTATAAATATTTCTAATCTATATAAATCATGTTCTTTAATATAGTCATATTCTGAACAAATGTGAATAGGATTAAACATTTCAATAGTATTTTCAATTTGAGTATTTACAAAATAGTTATATGATTCAATTTGATGTTTAACTAACTGTTTCAAATGATGATCTCTAAAATACGATTCAATAACATACCATGGTATTTCATTTTCATTAATTTTTTCATTAGTTTCATACATGATATAAGATTAAATAAAATTTATAAATAGTATTTAAATATTATTTATAAATCAATTTTAAACTATTTTATGTAAAAAAATAAAATAATTAATAACTTTTATATTTAATAATGAGTAATAAAACATTAAAAATAGATCCTAAATTATTTAGTTTAAATAAAAAAAAAGATAAAAAAGATAATAAAACAAAAAAAGATTTATTATCAAAAGAAGTAGATAATAGTAATAAATTAAAAAAAGAAATGTTAAATCGAGTTAAAAACTATCAAAAAAATAAAGAAATTGAAAGAATTAGAGATGAAAAAAAAGATGAAAATTTTGAAGACAATCATTTTAAAGATAATGATTTTGAAAAAGAATTTAATAAATCATTAAATTTTCTTAGCAATTTAGCAAAAAAAAATAAATTTAAAAAAAATAAAACTGAAAAAATAAAAGAAAATTTAGAAGTAAACTTAAATATTCCTCAAGAATTTAATAATCAACCTATTTATGGTTGTTTAAAAAATGGAAATATTCCAACATATAATCAATTAAATAAAACAAGAAAAAACGATGATAGAGTTAAAATTGTATTAGAAAATAACACATATGATAATAATAATAAAAATAATAATCAAGATATTATAATAAATGTAAATAGTGATAAAGAAAGTTTAGAAAGTAGTAATAATTATAATACTATTACTTCAAATATTAATCAAGAAATAAATGAAAAAGTTAATCAAGAAATAACTAAAGAAATAACTAAAGAAGTAAATAAAGAACCAAATGAATTAAACTTATTTAGTAATAATAATTTTACTAAAGATAGTAGTTTTATAAATAATCTAGAAAATAGAAAAAATGAGATTATACATTTAGAAAATGAAAATTTAAATGAAAATTTAAATGAAAATTTAAATGAAAATGATAATATTAATATTCCAAAAATAAATAGATTAACTCGTAAAAAAAAATATTTACTCGGAAAACTTAAAGGAAAAAATAAAATAAGTATATTATTAAAAAATAATAAAACTCAGAAAAATATAAAACAAGAAATTGGTTTATTAAGAAAAAAAGATATTGGATTTATTAAAAATTATTTATATGAAAAAAATTTAATTAAAAGGGGTTCAGAAGCACCAAATGATATACTAAGAAAAATGTACGAAGATAGTATTTTAAGTGGAAATATTACTAATAGTAATAGTAATAATTTAGTATTCAATTATTTATCAGTTTAAGATTATTTTTTATGTATCATTTTAAAAATAACATATAGTATTATTATTCCTATTAATAAATAATAAGCATCATTTATAATATTATTATTATTATTATTGTTATTATTATTATTATTATTTAAATTACTAAAGTCTTCAACAAGATTACCACTATTTCTTATACTATCTATTTCGCTTATAGCAATATGTACTGGTTTGCTTTCGCCACTATATTTGTTTTTGTATTTATCTAAAAGATGACATTTTACTGTTACTTCACTACAATCAGGTATACCATCTTCAAATAATGAATAAAAAAATCCAGCACCATTAATTCTAGTTGCTTTACTTAATGAAGCTGGCAAAATACCCCAATTATTTGGACTATCTCCTATTTTAATTCCAAAAATTTCATTATTATTTGTATTATTTATATATATATGTCTATCTACTGGTTTGCCAGTAGTTTTACTTTTACATTTTGTAGATGTTTTAATCAGATATTTATTTCCTAATATATTTTCTGGAGTATCTCCAGGATAATTGTTTGTACAAGATGGATCTAATATTTGTGATGGGTTAGCAAAAAGTGATGTACTATATTTCAAAAAACCATTCATATTATCTCCAATACAATCAAAATTCCAAGGGTCACACTCACTACGGGCACGCATTACTTTAGATGCTTCTTTTATACAAAAATTATAAGGATGTGTACTTCCAAAAAAACTATCAATAACACAATCATCTTTTGTAAGTTTATCACTCATTAGTTTATTATATTATTATAATAAACTAATATTTATTTTTTATGAATTAATTTATAAATTAAATATAATAATATAGCTGTTAATAATATATAATAAAATTCATCTACTTTATTATCTTTTTTTGCTTTATTTAAAGAATACATTAATTCATTGGTTTCATTTAAATTACTAAAATTTTCTTTATTACGACTTCTTTCTATATCTTTTATTTCTTCACTTGCTATATATACCGGAGGACTTGGACCTCTATATAATTGTTGTTTATCATTTAAAACATGACATTTGACTTTAATTTTTTTACAAGTAGGTGTTGCATCTTCTGTAATAGCAGATAATATACCTACTGGATTTAATCGTGTTACACTACTTACAGCAGCAGGAATTATACCACCACTACTACCACTATTACTACTCCTACCTGTAATAATATTTGTAGTATCCATATTGTTTATATATACATATCTATCTCTTAATTGTCCGGTTCCTTCTTCTTTACATTTTGTTCCTGTTTTTTGTAAATATTTATTTCCTAATTTTTTTTTACATTGTTTTGAAATTGCCATACCAGGATTATAAACTAGTGATCCAGCATATTTAAATAATCCTCCTACATTTCTTGCAATACAATCAGTTCCCCATTTTTCACAAGGCCGATCAGCTTCTAATGTCTCTTCAATAGGTGCAATACAATAATTATAATCATGTCCAATTCCTCCAAAACCATTACTTAAACAATCATTTGGTTCATTTGATGTTGCCATATATTAATAAAACAATATATTTTATTATATTAGTATATTAAAAATTAAGTAATTTTTTAATTTATTCAAAATGTACCATATAATTATCATTATTATCATTAATATTGTTATTTTTTGGCTCCATACTTGGAGCATCATTAGTTTCTATAATATTAAATTTATTAAATATACAATAAAATAATAAAGTTATTAAAATAAATATTAATAAATATTTAATATTTAATTTTTTATTAAAATTAAACATTTATTAATTAATTTTTATATATAAAAATATTTTTATATATAAAAATGAAATTTTATAGTAGTCAAAGAATAGGACAACCATTAAAATCTTGGAAAGGTGATAATCTAAATGATGGAAAAAATATATTTATTGCTAAAAATGTTTTAAATAATGATTTTAAAAATTCAAGTAATTTTACTCCTTGGGGAGAATGTGAAAATAGAAGTAAATATAAATTTAATGCAAATCCATTAAAACATTACAGAAAACAATATGTTGTAACCGATAATTATAGTTTTAGTAATAATTCATATATTGGAATATTAGATAAACCAGGTAGTTATATTGTTTCAGATAAATCATGTGATTCTAGTAATAATACAAATATGTATATACATATATTGGGTTTAAATTATGAATGTTCTCCACAATCAGGTGATAAAATTTATGATCCATCATTAAATAGAACAATATGTATTGCTTCTAATCCACAATCAATGGTTATTAAGAGAGCAAATACTAAATTAGATAATAATTATTGTTCATCACAAAAAGAATATATATATAAAAAATGTAAAACATTTGAACAAAATTTACCATCTAATAATGATATAAATGA